GTCATGACCCCTTTTTAAGGTAAGTGTATAGTGAGGCGTGATTTTGTGCAAGAAAAAATGACAAAAAAGGGCTCCTGCCGAAGCAGGAGCCCCTTCTGGACTCATGTGATTAGATTACGTTCAAATCACATTCATGTCGAGCGTGGTCACCGTTCCGTAGAAATCGGAACGCACCATTTTCTTGCCGTAGCGAGTCATCACACCCTTACGCGGTGTGAAATCCTCCGGAGCGAAGATGGTCGGAGTCACGATGAGTGGCACGTACGGAGCGTAGACGTAGCCGGTCTCCAGATAGCTTCCGCCCTTGTAGCCGATGAGAACCTTGTTCCGTGGGAAGTAAGGATCCTTATAGACTGTGAAGCGGTTGCTGAGTGTGCCAACCTTGTCTGCACCGATGACCATACCGCTGACCTGACCGTCTCCATCCAGCGAGAACGACGGCTTGAAAAAGACCGAGGCTTCGAGGATGGTGGCGACGTCCGGACCGACGACCACGAAGTTGGCCGAGCCGCGGAGCGTCTTGCGGTGAATCTCATTGGCAACATCGATGATGGTCTCAATGAGGGTCTCGTACCATTCACGCACAGTGCCGGTAAAGTTCGGGCCAGGTGCCGAGGTGTTCCGCAGAACTTCGGTGCCGGTGGTCTTGTTGATGAACTTGCCGGGTGAGCGCGACCAGTAGTAGTTGGCGGCTCCAGCCTGGGTGAGGAGGTCGTTAAGGATCTCGCGGTCGAGTTCCAGAGCGATCTGCTCGGACAGGATCTGGGTCAGCTCAACCTCAGCGTCAAGGCTGTGGTAGGCATTGAGGTCCTGCGCCAGTTCGGGCGACCAGCGAGCGCGCAACTTGCGGGTCTGAGCCACAACAGGAACACTCTCCACCTTGATGTCAATCTCGGGGATGGCCGGAGCCGGGGTAGCTCCAAAGTCAGACTCGAAAGCCGGAATGACCAGAGTGTCTCCATTGCCGGTATTAAGAGCCGAAGAAGTCACATGTGTGACGACCAAGGAAGTAACTTCAGGCGCTGCACCATTAGCGCCAGAAACAATCATCAGAAGCGCAGCTTGAGCAGTGCCCGGAGCGATAAGGGGATCAGAAACGAACTGGGTACCAGTCCATCGACCAATCTGATTGAGACGACGCACGTTTGCAGAAGTTCCTCCCTGAATTGCTTTACCGTTCAGGTCGTTTCCGATTGCAGCGTAAACAGCCGTGGCCGGGAAAGAGAAGTCTTTAACCAGTGTGGTGTCAGCCTGACTAAACGCCGCGGCCGAAAGGTCCGCAACAACAGCAGAATAGACAGCATTACCGGTAGCAGCACCAGGCCCATCGTTGTTTTCTTCAATGGCTGTAGAAAGCTGCGGGTCAAACTGGATAAGCCGACCATCAGTTCCGGTAGCGTGAAGAACGTTAGCATCAGAGAACGTAGTAGTTCCACCAAAAGCACCAGAAGCCAAGAGGGTAGCAGTACACGTACCGAAAACGCGGGAGTATCCCGAGCCGGCCAGGTCGTATTGACCACCAACGCCCAAAGAGCCCGATTCAACGCCGGATCCCGGAGGATCGTTGTAAATGGACGCACCCTGCGGATAGGGGTCGGTTCCTGCAGTTCCCGCAAGAGCTCCACCGTAGGTGTAATCCATATAGAAGAGCAGGCCGGAAGGCAGGGACATCGGCTGGATGGACACCAGGTCGTTAGCGATCAGGCCGCCGAAGACACGACGAACGATCGGGACAGCGATGTTGGTGAAACCACGAAGGTCGCCCGAAGACGTCAGGTTTCCGCCGCCGGTGGAGACCGAAGAAACCTCTTTGAGTACCTGGCTAGCCTGACTTTCAAGCATGCGGGCCATATTCTCTCGAGGGGTGCCCTCGAGACCACGAAGCAGGCCAGTGCGGCCCCACTTCTCAACTAGTCGTTTATTCTGAGTTCCCACGTGGCGTGCACGGATTCCCTCAGTCAACATTTGCAGATTGAAGCTAGACATAAATTTTCTCCTTTTAGGTCTAAACAGAATTATTGGATCAGTTCTTGCCGATTCCAGCTAGGACTGCCCATCTATCCGTCTCAACGCCACTTTTAGCCGGTTGACCCGACCGGGTTGATCTGGAGGACGATCCGAGAGTCCTTTTGACAGACTCGCTAAGTTTACCACTTTGGCCTCTCCGCGCGAGCGAACCGGAGAGCGATTTGTAAAGCAACTTGGCTTCATTGAGCGTCTTGGCATTATCTAGGGCCTCGACAATTGCTCTCTGTTGCTTAACAGTTATATTCTTGTTTTGCAAAAGTTTATTTGCATAGAGCAGCTTCGCGTTGAACAGGTTCATTTCCACGAGCTGCTTCTTCATATCTTGAGCGGCTCTTTTGTACTCTGCAGCTTCCCGCATGGCGCGCCGAGCTACTCTATTGCCAACCGGACGTCCGGCGCGGCGCCGGCGTTGGCGGGATTCTTTCACAGAACCGAGCTCATCAGCCAGCACGTTAATTAAAGTCTCTTCATCAACTTCGATGACGTCACCTAGGACCTCACCACCGCCGAATTGATCTGCTTCCTCTTCGGCCGATTCGCGGATACGACGAGCTTTACGCATGCGCCTAAGCTGCTTGCGAAGCACGGACTCATCGATTTCGTAAACTTCGTCCATATCGTCGTCGGTTCTTCCGGCCATCTCTTCGAGGTCGAATTCCATCTCTTCCTCTACATCTTCTTCGTCTTCGTCTTCGTCTTCGTCGGCTTCGTCTTCGGCTACTTCGAGCTCGAGCCCAAGAGCACTTCCGAGATCCATCAGAGCATCCGAGGCGGCATCAACATCGACATCTGTCTCTGTACCTACTTCTTGCTCTGTTTCCTCAGCTTCCATGTCGACCTCTTCTTCGGTCTCCATTTCTTCCTGCTCTCTCATGTTCATTTTCGTGTCCTCTTCAGCCTCGAAGAGAAAGTCGAAAATATTTCGCTTGTGCTTGTTTGACATTTCTCTCATCTCCCTAATGGTAGAATTCAGCTTTGTCTCGAGGTGCTGAGAACCCCTTCCTCCGCGCTTCAATTCTGTCTGCAGAGAGACCGCCTCTCTGGCAAGGGACATGAAACACATTTCTAAGCGTTCCTGCTGATTACCGCTCAAGCGGCTCTCTCTAACGATCGATACCACGCTATCAAGGTTCTTGACCTGCTTTCGCAACTTGTCAATCCTCTCGGACAGTCTGGAATCAGGAACGAAATCGCTTTTTACTAGTTTGGCGAAAGCTTCAGACAAGGCGCGATCGACCATTAGATGGTCCTCGTCATCTTCATCACCGGATTCAATTTCAATATTGACATCGCCGTCGGCATGAACAGAGACAGCAACGTCTGATGCCGCTTTTGCGGCGGCGTCTTCGTAATCGTCTTCAATTTCGATATCAGGCATAACGTCAAGAATGCTGTCTAAATCCACACTCTGATCTTCTTCGATATAGGGCGCGTCGAAGATCGACAGTTCCTCTTCTGTTTCTTCGTCTGTCATTTCCTGCTCAAAAAGAATACGATTATTAATCATCTGACGAATCTGGGGGGTGATCGATTCCATGATATGCTCTTTTGCGGCCGACTCGGCCTGCTCTCTGATTTTTTTTGCATCTAGCAGAGCTTCTTCGTAGATTTTTGACATATGAGTTACCTCTTTTGCTAATTATGCGGCAAAATAGCAAACCTATTCTATCTGACGCTTTTTTACCAGGTCAGACAACGTGTAAATATCCTCTTCGTCCGGAAATTCATCTTCTAATTCTGCTTTTAATGGTGGTGGAGATTTAGACCAGCCTCGAAAAGAACCGGTGCGACGGAAATTAGAACCGCCGCCTCCCGGATAGGCAAATGCTGTAGTGTAGCCCGTTGCCGAAGGGCCGCGGCGCTGATTCAGCTGGGGAATAGCAGCCATAGAATCACCGAAGGCAGCAATCTCAGCCAGCACTTTTTCCTGACGGGAAAAACAGTCCGATAATTTGGTGTTACCGGCCACAAAATAAAAAGGATCTGTACCGGCCGCGGCAAAATGATCGACCGGAGAATAATCCAGGCTCTTTTTGCCGACTGCAGCCACTGAGTCATCGCTCACCTCCACATCTTCGACCTCCATTTCGTAGGGATCGTGATCGTCATAAGGATAAGCAGAATTGAGGCTTCTTGGCAATTGAAACTTGGGTTCTAAAATGCCGTATCCTAATCCAGTGCGCGCACCCCTGGCTCCTACCGCAACATGATCACCGGTAGGGCCAGGCAGCCCAGGTTTGCTCAGAGAGCTTCGCATAAATTAGCTAATTCGAAGAGGGAACTTGCAGACGGTCAACAATCTGCTTGGCCTGACCTTTAAGATCAGATCGAGCTTCGATGTTGTCGCCGGCAAAAGCCGCTCCGTTGGGCGTCAGTTTCTCGACAAACGCACCAGGTGCATCTGGCTTTGTAGTGGCTTCGACGCTACCCTCTCCAGGCGAAGCTGGATTAGGAACAAAACCACTGGCAGGCTTGGGACCTTCAACTTGCAATGCTTGGCTGTTGAGATTGGGCGGAGTCGGAGTTCCATCAACTTCGTTATATCCAAATTCTCTATCGTAGGTACTCAAACCAAAAGCACCATCAGTCACGGTGCCCTTTACCACATTGTTGATATACCAAGCTTTGAGAGCATTAGGGCTAGAATAATCAATGTCTTGACTCTCGCCCTCAACTTTGATGGTTGCACCTGAATAACTAGGTAGGGGAGAATCGGCGAAAATCTGCTGCACAGAAGCATCGTTTCTCGTGCCGGGACGGCCACTAATGCCTTTACCGCCGGCGCCGTTGGAATCAGCAGTGATGGTATTGGTGGTGTAGGTAGTTTTTACTTCAATTGCCATGATGGGCTCCTATTAGGCCTTAGACCTTTTCAGCAATGCGGTTGGCCAAAGCCTGTTTGGCTTCCCTAATTCGCTTGATCTTCCTGATGAGGCGACGCTCATGAATCTTAAGGGCTTTGATGTGATCGATATCTTTTGCTAGCGAATCGGCAAACTCGTCAGCATCGGTCTCTTCAGCTTTAACCTTGGCAGGATCTTCAACTCCAGCTTCAATGGGGTCCGAAGATTCGGTGCGAAGTTTGCGTGCTTCCTCAACAATCATACGCTTTAAAAAACCGGTGGTAATCTTTTTAACTCTCTTTGCCATTTTGATCTCCTTTTCTGGCAGAACAAAATGTAAATATCTTTAAAGTGGTTTTCTTGCCGTTCTTTCTAGAACTTCGCCCCAATTTTTTGCCGCCTCGCCGAAAAGTGACCCAATATCCAGGCCGACGTCGCTATTCATTAAATCATTAGGTGTTGCCGGGTGTGATCCTCCTCGAGCGTCTGGCGTTAATGACTCGTGTTGCAGCTGTTCTTGCAAGGTTGTTCTTGCTGTATCAGCTAGAATATCCTGAAGAACCGAGTCTGACGTAGCCGCTTTTGCGATATTATTGACTTTTTGGTCAAAAGTAATACTGTCTGCTGCGCGTGGTTTGCGCTCAAAAGCTTCGTCCATCTGATCAAAGATTGATTGGTTCTTTTTTTGAGCCCTACGAGTTTTTTTAGATTGTCTAGACTTGGACTCGCTGATCTGTTCCGAGCCAGCAAGACCTTCCGAGAGGATTTCTACCAAGCATTCTTTGACCATGCCTTTCAGCATGCTTTTAGTCAGTTTAGCCATCAGCCGACGCCCTCGACTCCGTTGGATCCCGTAATTGCAAAGAATCGATCTTGGGTGACATTAGTCAGGCCGGCCACTAAAAATACCTGGCTGGGATCTATGCCTGCATCCTTTCTCACAAAGATGTCCTGACATTTAATTTCCAAACGAGGTGTGGTGGTGTTGCCCAGCACCAAAAAATAGTTTGCGTCCGGATTGGCATTAACGCCGTTTTCTGTGAAGCCTACTCTCACATCGGTCGTGCCGCTGTTTGTGATCGTAAAATGTCTGGTCACGAAAGGCGCATGAATTTTAATAACTGATGTATCTGCAAGAACATGGGTACCCGTTACAAAAGGAACGCCTGAACATTGGTATTCTGATGCTGATCCGTGATGTGGTTTGGGATAACTTAGACTCATATCACCACTCCTTTATATCGTTGAACAGTCTATAGATCCTGTCCGATTTGGTAAAATGTTTGTTGAGGTCATTGCGCGAAAAGTCGCGGCCCTCTTTCATCATGAAAGCACCCGGAGTTGACGGCTCTGAGACATAGTCCCAACAGATCAGCTGGAAGTCGTCTTGGACCACATCACAGTCCCCTTCTCTCTGCGTTGACCCAACACCTCTCGACGAGATGCCTAGGGTCACACCGGATTCCACTAGGCTCTGCAGGATTTTACCGGACGGCGTATCTAGGAGCTCCACGGTGCCATAACAGACTCCGCCTTCCATGTAAGCCTCACGAATGATATGCGACGCGTTTTTGAGCTCGACGACGGATGAGTCTGGATGATCGCACTCACCCAGGGCCCTATTTTCTTGGATGAACTTCTGGTAGTTACGAACTTCTCGCTCCAAAATTGTCTGAGGATAGATACGTCCATTTTGGTTCAAAGTATCAGCCTTTTGTAATACACCTTTCATGATGACCTTACCAGCATGCCTCTCCCGGCTTTCTTTGATTTGTTCTGGTGTATAACTAAATGCCAGCCATTCAGTAAGCAGCTTTCTCTCATTCATCATCTTGCATCTCCTCAATCAGGTGCATAAGGTGAAGCGTTTTGGCGATGACCTCATCGCTTTTTTGTTCAGGCAGCGCTTCAACTCTGCTCTTCACGATGCTGATATTTTCCCGAAGCAGCTTGTTGTCACAGGACTTATCGAATTTTTTAAGCTGCTTGAGGGCTCTCTGTTTGATCTCTTGAATAATCTTGACAAACTGTTCTTTGCTGCCCAAAATCGAGCACTCTAAGATGGACTTTTGCTCTTGACTCAGCTGATCTTTGTACTTTTCCTCGAACTTCTGATACATAATTTTGCGAACCAAAGGATCGGAACTGATAGACTCCTGCTGCACTTCTCCTGTCTCTCTTGCAAGCCACTCGACAATGGCTTCCTCGTATCGGGCTCGAGTTGTCAGGCCCAGTTTTCGGGCACCTCTCCACTCGTTCAAGACAGACTGTACAGTGGCAAACAGCTTGTAGTTCTCGATTTTGATGTCGTAGAACCTTCGGGACTCGGCTAGCTGCAGGTTGATGTCTTTAATCAACAGCGATTTTTCCCTGCGCAATTTTTGCGCGCTGTGACCCTTTGCTGCTCGCTTGCTCTCTACCAAAACTCTTTCGGCCAAGGAACGGGAGCTGACAGGCACGTTTACCATTGCGTTAAAGAGCCTAAACTCTTTGTAGAGTTCTGTGCCCGGCTTAAAGTGCTTCGCAATGAGTTGCACGGCTTTCTCTGCAGATCTCTTGTCTTCGGCGATCAGAGAGCTGGCCACGTACCTTACCAGCTGCTCGTGAATCAAACCGACGTTGCGTTTTTTATTGTGCTTCGCCATTATGGTTCTCCAAAATTATCATCATCATCTAAAAAGACCTCAGAAAGCAGAGACTTCCTAGGTATATTTATTTTGTTGCCCATGGTGGACATCATTTTTTGTATGTCGTATGTTAATCGAGGTTTTTCGGTTTCGACATGCTGCTCGCCCAGGGGGTTACTGAGAAAGTCCGAATCATAAGGTTTATTCAAAGAATCTTGGCCGCGGCCTCTTTCGCCCACTGAAACCATCTTGACAAAGTCGGGCATATGAGTAGATGCAGCACCATCGCGAACTTTTCTGCTGGCTTTGATGGGACCGCCGAAAGCGTTGATTCGCTTTTCAACCTTGTCCGGGGCATCCTCGTCGTCCATCGAAAGCTCCAGGTGAAAGTCGTCGTCTTCCTCTTCGGTTTCTTCCTGTGTCGATTTTCCGCCGGGTAAAGCTGTCAGGAGATCGCCGGCCGGTTGGTCTCCGGAGAAAAGATCTCCGATGCCTCCACCGCCTTCTTCACCCTCGCCACCTTCTTCGCCGCCTCCAGTTGCTGCAACTGTTGCCTCTTCACCACCAGCTTCAACTTCGGCGTCTTCAATTTTATCTTCGATGCGGCCCTTCTTGATCTCTTCGATTTCGTCTGTTGTCAGGCCAATAACATTCCTTCGGACCCATGCCCTGTCAACAACACCTTCTGGAGCCGTTCCAGCAATTTCAAACTGAGTTCTTACCAAATCTAGTTTTTGCTGCTGAGCAATGGAAGAAGGATTGGTCAGACGCAGATGAAAATCGGCCAGATGTTCGTTTTCGAAGCCATGGCAATAAAGATGGATCATGGCCAATTTATTGAGCTCAGCAATCATCGTCTTCTGAATGCGTTGAATAGTGCGACTGAACCTAATGTCCTCCATCGCCAAAGTAGCCTTAGCTCCCACATCTTCATCATATCCAAGATAAGCACGCGGAATTTTGAGCGCAGCAAAAAGTTTTTTCTGGATGTACTCAACGTCTTCGATTGCCGCGGCATTTTGACCGCCGGCCAATGTATCGATTCTGGTGCCGCTTTCTCCGCCTCGTACTGGCAAGAAGTAGTCTTCGTCAACTGAATAGGGGTTGTAGCGATAGTCAACTTTGCCGTTGTTTTTATCGACGATGGGTTGTCTCTTGAGGGAAGACTGTGCCTGCTGCATATAGTTTTCGATTTCTTCCGGTGGAATATTACCGACATCGATATAAAACACGCGCCTTTCCGGTGCTCTGATAACGCGATAGACTAGCATGGCATCTTCCATTAAGATCAACTGTCGCCAAATTCGGCGAGCAGACTCTAATACAGATGCGCCATACGGCAAAAATGCATCGTTGCCTAGTAGTCTAAAGTGAGATACCTGCCAGTTTTCCAAGAGTTGATTGCCTTGAGTGATCCATCTAAACCTGACAGCCATGGGATCTTCTGCGTCAAAACCCTCTTCTCTCTCAATTTCGCTGATGGCAATTGGATAGGCATTGATGACGCCGTATTCCGGAGAAATATCGTTAAAAAGGAAGAAATCTCCGTACTTACAGAGGTTTCTGGCCCACATGACTAAATTGAAGTCCACATTTAGGACGTCGTAGAATAGTTCTTCCAGAATCTCCTGAATTCGATTATTTTCGCTGTGAATATGAAGTACTCGACCCTTATCATCTGAGCTCACTGTCTCTTCGGAATAAATGTCCAGGGCTGAACCTAGCTCCGGAGTAGCCTCCATTTCTGAAAAATCGCTGTAACGAGACATTCGGTCAAAAGCGCCGTAAGCACTCAAAGTACTGTTGTAAACGTCGCTGTGGGCCTTTCGAAAGACTTCCAAGGCTGAACTGGCACCAGGCTGACTGATATCACGCACTTTTCTGCGCACAACCGGTCCCGATCGGAACAGATTGGTCAGTCTGGTAAATAGTGATCCTTTGTTGTCAGCCATGCAAACTCCTTACGCTAAATATCTGCATGGTACATTGTATGCATAAATCATTTTCTGTTACCTCTTCCGCCCAACAACCAAGCAAATTCTTCCATGTCGTCTTCTGATCTTCGGTTGGCGCCATAGGCATCGGCCGGCATCGGTACCATAGGATTAATTCCGTTGTAATGCCTGACGGGCTTTAATTGATTTTTGGGCTGAGCATTGACCCCAAATCCAGCCAGCATAGACTTTGCCACGTCGATATTTTTGATTGAGTGTTCTCCGGAAGATTCCACCAGCGAATTTCCTATCGCCAAAGCCATGATCAGGTCATCGTAGGTCCCTTTTTTAGCTTGAGCTCGCGCGCCCTTCCATACAAAAGTCTTCAGCTCTTCAATAAGACGCCCTGACCTGATTCGCAATGTTTTATTTCGCAAGCGA